GCTGCAAAGTACCTAGAAAACAAGGTTCTTGCTGCAACAGGTGACGAGACTGCACGTCAGTACGTTCTAGCAGCTGACAACACAACAGACAACGCAGGACTTGTTCCTACACGTCAGTTGTCAGAAGTTATCAACGGACTATCGACAACAATCCGCCCAAGCATTGACGCGATTTCTCGCGGCACATTGCCTGACGCTGGAATGACTTTTGAAATTCCAAAGATTACTGTTGCACCAACAGTTGCAATTGCCGCTGAAGATGCAATTTTCTCAGATACAGATCAGAACTCAGCGTTCTTATCAGTAGACGTCAAGAAATTTGCTGGCCAACAAAAATTCTCAGTCGAATTGCTCACACGCACTTCGCCCCTCTTTTATGATGAATTACTCAGAAACATGGTTGCTGCAATGGCAAAGGCGCAGGACGCTTATGCAAATGCACAGTTAGTTGCAGGCGCAACTGCTGACGGCACAGGAATTGCAACATACCCAACAGCAGCTGAGTTGCTTGGCGTTGTAGCACGTGGTTCAGCAAGCGTTTATGCTGCAACTGCTGGTCTTGCAAATCCATTTGCACGCAACATTTTGGTGAACACATCACAATGGTCAAACCTAATGTCACTCAACGATTCAGGTCGCCCGATCTATAACGAAGTGACAAACCCAATGAACCAGCCAGGTTCAGCGACACCAGGTTCACTTCGTGGACGCGTTGCTGGTCTTGATCTATACGTCACAGCGAACACCGCTGCAACAACAGACACAGACGATTCAATCATGATCATCAACCCTGACGCATACACATGGTACGAGGGAACTTCATACCAGTTGCGTGCAGAATCAACTGCTGACGGTTCAATCACCGTTGGTGTTTATTCATTCGGTGCAGTTGCGACAAAGATCGCAGCAGGCGCATTTGGTGTGAATAAGTCGTAATCGACAACAACTAATCATGCGGCGGGTTCTCCCGATCTCGCCGCAGCCGATCGAAAGGAAACGGACATGCCAGCCATTGTCACAGCGAGCCAATTGCGTACGGTGCTTGGCGTGTCCGTTTCACTTTATTCTGACAGTTACCTAGACGAAATTATCAATACCGCTGAAGCCGTGATTTTGCCAATGCTTGTTGCAAACACTTCAGCAATTCAGTCTTACAAATTAGAATCAAACGTGGCGTATTTCTACACAGAGCGCAATCATCATTTTGTTGCAGGTCAATCAGTCATTGTGACTGGTTTGCCAGCACCGTTCACCGCAACGCACACAGTCGTTACCGCAACGCCTTATTCGTTCACCGCTGCATTGACTTCATCAAATGTCACATTGCGCGAGATCATTCCAATGGGCACGGCAACACTTCAGGGCTATTCCGCAGCTGATCTTTATGCAACCAGCGCACCAATCGAATCTGCAATTCTTGCCGTTTCAGTCGAGGTCTTTCAATCACGCGTTGCAGCAGGTGGACAGATCGAAGGCGTTGATTTTGCTTCAACGCCGTACCGCATGGGACGAAGCCTGACCAACCGCGTTTCAACATTGCTTATGCCATTTTTAGACGTTGAAACGGTCGTTCAATAAGTGCCAGCCAATGCCGTTTCCGAAACCCGCGCAGCCTTAGCCAACGCCTTCAGCGCGCTATCTGCCAACGTGTATCCGAGCGTTCCCGAAGCACCAATTCCACCTGCAATTGTGGTTGTGCCCGATTCGCCGTACATGGAAGTTGTGCTTATCGGTAAGGCTTCTACGAAGGTCAAAATCAATTTTGCGATTACCGCAATTGTTGCTTCAAATAGCAACGCAGGTTCACTAGACAACCTGGAAAAACTCATCATAGGAATTCTTGCGGCAATGCCCGCAGGATACGTTGTTGGCGTTGTTGAAAAGCCGACGGTCTTGGAAGTAGGACAAAGTCCAATGCTGGTTGCTGACATAAACGTTTCGACGTACTACACACAAACAACATAGGGGACAAAATGCCAACGACAATCATAACTGGTCGCGATTTAGTCGTGACCATTGCAACCGTTAACTACGACGCGCAGGCGACCAGCGCAACACTTGCAAATTCACCAACCGTCGAGACTTACCAGACACTAGACGGCAAGGCTTACAAGCACATTGACGACCAGTGGACTTTTGACGTTTCAATGCTTGCAGACTGGGGCGCGACTGGTTCATTGTGCGAAGCACTATGGTCAGCATGCGAATCAGCACCAAACACAACACTTGCAGTTTCATTAACTGCCGTGACTGGTGCAGTGTTTGCATTCAACGTCATGCCAGTATTTCCAGCAGTCGGCGGGTCAGCACCTGACGCACAGACAGTTGACCTATCATTCATTGTGGTGGGAACACCTACTGAAACATTCAGTTAAAAACTACTAATCGGGAGACAAAATGAAGTTACCAATAACAATTGAATACAACAACGGCGACCAAATCACTTACACGGCGGCACCGCCTGAATGGGTGAAGTGGGAAAAGCAAACGGGTCACACCATTGCCCAGGCGCAAGAAAAGATCGGAATTTCCGACCTTGTCTTTCTTGCCTATCACGCCATGAAACGAGAAGCAGCTGGTAAGCCAGTCAAGCCAATCGAAGCATGGACGGAAACCATTTCCGAAGTGATCGTCGGTGAAGCAAACCCAAAAGCCACCCAGTCGGAAGCCTAAGTCGAATCGTGTGGGAAGTAGCCCTGGCAACGGGGCTACCGCCCAGCGAATTTGAATCAGCCGAGGACATTCTCACGATAATCGAAATTTTGGAAAGGCGCGCAAATGGCTAAGGAAGCAATTTCCTACGACAAAGCCGAACTGCGCGCCATTGTCCGTTCGTTCAAAGCAATGGACGATCAAGCGTTGGCGCAAGCCAAAGAAGCCACCAGCGAACTGGCAACTTTCGTTCAGGGCAAGATTAAAGCGGCGGCGTCAACACGTACCCGCAACCTGGTTGACAACCGCGTCGCTGACGGTTCAAAGGTTTCAAAATCTTCAAAGGTTGGCGAAATTTCATTTGGTTACGCTGGACAAAAACTAAGTGGCGGGGCAACAACTCAACAAGTTTGGGGTGGCGTTGAATTCGGTTCAAACCGTTGGAAGCAATTTCCAGTGTGGTCAGGTAGAGAAGGTCGGGGTTCACGCGGCTGGTTTATCTATCCAACACTTCGAAGCGTCCAGCCCGACATCATAAGAAAATGGGAAGAATCCTTTTCCAAAATAGTTAAGGAGTACAACTAATGGCTGGCAGTCGTACCCTTAAACTTTCGATTCTTGGCGACGTTGACAATTTAAACAAATCGCTGAAATCGGCAACGCAAGACGTTGACACGTTCGGCGACAAAATTGGCAAGACTGGCAAAATGATCGGCGCAGCCTTCGTTGCTGCTGCTGCTGCCGCTGGTGCTTATGCCGTCAAAATAGGCATTGAAGGCGTCAAAGCCGCCATTGAAGACGAGAAGGCACAGACACAATTGGCATTGGCGTTAGAGAACGCTACGGGCGCGACAACCGCGCAAATCGCCGCAACCGAACAATCAATTCTTCAAATGTCACTTGCCACGGGTGTGGCTGACGATCAATTGCGCCCTGCACTTGGTCGCTTGGTTAGATCGACGGGCGACATCACAAAGGCGCAAGATTTACTTTCAACCGCACTGGACGTTTCAACGGCAACAGGCAAACCGCTGGAAACAGTGGCAAACGCATTGGGTAAGGCGTACGACGGAAACACTGCCGCGCTGGGCAAATTAGGAATTGGTCTTTCAGCTGCTGAATTGAAAACAATGGATTTCACGGCGGTGCAAGGTCGCCTTTCAGATTTATTCGGCGGGGCTGCCGCACGTAACGCTGACACTTATGCGGGACGAATTGCACGCATGCAAGTCGCCTTCGACGAAGCGAAAGAAACAATCGGTTTTGCATTGTTGCCAATTCTTGAAAAAGTCATTAACTTCATCAACAACAATGCATTGCCAGTCATCAATGCATTTTCAGGCGCATTCAGCCTTAACGGCAACGGGCTTGGTGGAGTCATCACAACCGTTGGCAACATCATTACCAACATTTTCACGCCAATCATCAACGGCTTGATCAAAGCATTTGGTTACATCAAAAGCGCAATTGGTGACAACCTAGAAACTTTCAAAGAATTTGGCGGATACATTCAAACCTATCTTGCGCCAATTATTGGAAATTATTTGGGCGCAGCATTGACAATGGCAGGGCGAATTGCCAATGGTGTCATTGACGTCATTGCTGGCGTTATCCGAATTTTAAATGGTCTTATTTCCGGGGCAATCGCTGGAATCAACGCGTTAATTTCTGCTTACAATTCAATTCCATTTTTAGGCAACGTCAACAGAATCAGTGTCCCAACAATTTCAATTCCGTCGACAAGTACTGGCGGTGGCGGTGGCGGTGGCGGTGGCGGTTCCACAACAAAAATTGCAATTCCGTCGACAAGTACTGGCGGTGGCGGTGGCGGTGGCGGTGGCGGTGGAACGGTTGCGACTTCAACTGCTGGGGGAACGGGCGGCGTTGCTGCCGTGGCTGCTTCGGCTGCAAAAGCAATCACCAACATTGCAGGCGCATTTGATAATTTTACAAGTGGTACGACAACCCTTGCAGGAATTGAAGCAGCGTCAAACCGTCCGTTTTGGGCGGGTACTTCGGGCGTTAGCACAAGCACGCTTGCAGGAATTATGGCGGCTTCAGCACCAACAATAAACGTCACGGTCAATGGCGCAGTAGACAAGGAAGGCACTGCCCGAACGATCGTTGACACCTTAAACAATTCCTACTATCGCGGCACAGGCGGCGCAAGTAACCTGCAAATAGCATGACATTGTGGAATCCAGTTTGGCTTGTTGAAATTGACGGCGTTGAATACACCAACGCGGTTTTGGCAAATTTAACCATTCGAAGCGGTCGAACAAACATTTATGAGCAAGCACAAGCGGGTTATGTCAATCTTCAGCTGCTAGACGTAAATCAAATTGCAATCCCCGTGTCGATCAATTCAACAATTTCGGTTCAAATAAAAGACACATCAAACACCTTTGTTTCAATCTTCGGTGGCAATGTTGTGGACATTGGGTTGGAAGTACGTGACGTGGGTTCAACCATGTTTACGCAGACTTATTCGATCACGGCGTTGGGGGCATTGGCACGTTTGCCAAAAGCGTTGACCAACGGCGTGCTTTCAAAAAAGTTTGACGGCGATCAGATTTATGACATTCTTGCGGAAGTTTTGTTTAATACGTGGGCTGAAGTACCTGCTGCATTAACGTGGGCAACCTATGACCCAACGACAACTTGGGCAAACGCCGAAAATTCTGGTTTGGGTGACATTGATCGTCCAGGCAATTATGAGTTGGCAGCGCGTTCAAGCGAGCGAACCGACGTTTATTCGTTGGTTTCTGCATTGGCAACTTCGGGACTCGGATACCTTTTTGAGTCTCCAACGGGGCAAATCGGGTATGCGGATAGTACTCACCGCACCCAGTACCTGACAACAAATGGGTATGTTGACCTTGACGGAAATCAAGCCCGCGCCGCTGGGCTTCGTATTGAAACCCGCGTAGGCGACGTACGAAATTCCTTAACGATTAAATACGACGCGACCAGCAGCAGCGAACGATCAGCCAGCGACGCAGATTCAATTGCCCTTTACGGGACACTTGCCCAAATTATTGAAACCACATTACACAATGCCGCTGACGCAACAAGCCAAGCCAATTTTTACTTATCCCTGCGCGCCAACCCGCAGCCGATTTTTAGTGAAATCACTTTTGACCTTACAAACCCCGAACTTGACAATTCAGATCGCGACAATTTGCTGAACATTTTCATGGGCGAAGCGATTTCAATCAACAATTTGCCTGACAACATGGGGTCGATCTTTCAGGGGTTCGTTGAAGGCTGGTCGTTCCAGGCTTCTTACAACCAACTTTCAATTTCATTGCTATTGACCCCAACTGCCTATTCACTGCAAGCATTGTCCTGGGCAGACATTTCCAACACATTTACCTGGTCGGGCGTGTCGCCAACGCTTGACTGGGCACGTGCAACAATTATCACTTAACAAGGAGACAACATGGCAAACCCGACCACGAATTATGGTTTTGTTCTTCCAACGTCAAGCGATTTGGTCACCGACCTTCCCGCTGATTTTGACGTTGCATTGCAAGGCGTTGACACGCGACTGAAGGCATTGCAACCAGGCACAACGCTTGGCGATCTTGCCTATTCTTCAGCAACTGCCAACACCAATACACGCTTGGGCATTGGAAGCACAGGAAACGTTTTGACAGTTGCGGGTGGTGTGCCAACTTGGGCTGCACCTGCTGCGGGTGGTGGCATGACTTTACTATCAACGACTGCACTGACAGGTTCAAGCGTAACAATTTCAAGCATAAGCCAAAGTCACAAGCATTTGTTTGTAGTTGTCAAAGACATCTATTTGAACGGAGTTGATGACATTGGCATTCGTTATAACGGTGACAGCGGTTCGAATTATTCGGAAACAATGATTCGCAACATTGGCAATACGCTTACGGGTGTGAATACAGCAGCATCAAATTATTGGCGTTTAACAGTAGGTTCCACAAGCACATCTTGGGACAACCGATCAGCTGGATCTTTTTGGGTATTGCGTTACACCGACACCAGCAACATTGAATCAGTTTCATCAGGTAAAGGTTTTGAAGGAACAAATAAAGCCTTTTATGTAACAGAATCTCGATACAACGCAAGCGCAGCAATTACGTCACTGACAATTCGCTGCACATCAGAATCATTTAGTGCTGGAACAATCTACATTTACGGGGTGAGTTAAAATGGAAAAACCACAGGTCAAAATCGTTAATGCTGAAACAGGCGAAGAAATTGTTCGCGACATGAATGCAGCTGAATTGGAACAATTAGAAATTGACAAGGCTAGTGCGCAAGCGCAAGCAAACGAAATAGCAATAAAAGCCACTGAAAAGGCTGCATTGCTTGCCAAACTAGGTATTACTGAAGACGAAGCGAAATTGTTACTTTCATGATTTATCCTGACGGCACAAATGCACGGTTAATCGAAGTCGCGGCAGCTGAAGTCGGCACGGTCGAAGAAGGCAACAACCTGACCAAATACGGGAAATTTACAAAGGCAGACGGTTTGCCCTGGTGTGGAAGTTTCGTCAACTGGTGTGCAAATGAAGCGGGTGTCAAGATTCCGTCAATGGTTTCAACGGCGCAGGGCGCACACAAATTGAAGGAGATCAATCGCTGGTCAGGCATGCCGCAATTGGGCTACCTGGCATTTATGGATTTTCCACATGACGGCATTGATCGCATTTCACACATTGGCATTGTCGTCGGACTTATGGATTCAAAGACATGCTTGACGATCGAAGGCAACACCAGCGGGACAGGCGACCAGCGCAATGGCGGAATGGTCATGGTGAAGGTTCGTTCGTACGGTGAAGGTAAAGAGATCGTGGGTTTTGGTATTCCAAAGTTTGTGCCCTATAAAGGAGAATTTCCAAAGGTAGAAGCACCAGCGACATCAACTGCAAAACCTAAGAAGGAGACAAAAAAATGGAACAAGCCAAAGCCCTAGCAGCGTCATGGGCGCGCTCATTCATGGCAGCAGCACTTGCCCTATACATGGCGGGTGTTAC